GCATAGCTCGACATTTACAAATCAGAAGCCGGTTGCAACAGAGGCGGCAGACCCGATTAAAGTTCTCAAAATTATATACCGTGATAAAAAAATCAACTTCGACAGTCTTAGGGAAGTTTGGAACAGCCATAGAGATAGCGTGGACATGGATATTGAGATTCTTAGCAGCGATAATTTACTTGATAGCCTTATGCGGGTACGTAATTATTCGTACAGCGCAGGAGATAGCCTCATTAGCATCAAAGTTATGGAAAAGGTTGTGGGGTACTCCGATTCGGTAAGCATCACATGGCGACACAATTTAAAAGAGATTCGGATGCCATCAGCAAAACGAACACTTGGAGTAGGCGCAATATTCGGAAAAGATTTAGCCTCACCGTTAGTAATTTACAATGACAAAAAGAAAAGACAATTTTTAATCGGATATAATTTCTTAAACTCAACTCCCATAGGCGGGATAGCAATAACATTTTAATGTTTCCAAACTTTAAAAAATATACACTTATGGAAGAACAACCCGATACTATTACTCTTGATATCGCCAACATAAAATCATGGACACCAACCGCCATATTTAGATGGAAAGTTTTTAAGCATGATGCTACCCAGAGAACATTACAACAAAGGTGGCAGTCTAATGATGGATGTCAAGAGTGGAGGGATATTGAAGTGGAAGAAGAATAAAAATGAACCGCATACAGATACAATCCGAACTCGCCCAAATCCTTGACCGGCTCAAAAACAATGATGCGCCAGATGAACAGATTTTAAGAGAATTGGTAAACTACGTGGACGACAAAATAACGGGCAGGGAAGAAGAAATTGAAAGATTGAATCAAATCATACAAGCCACAAAGCATTTAATATGAAGTTGAGCGAACATTTTACTTTAGAGGAACTAACATTCTCGCAAACCGCAATCAGGCTGGGAATAAACAATACCCCGACAGAAGACGGTATCATTAAACTTGGCTACCTGTGCAATACTTTATTAGAACCCCTGCGGGAAGCTATAGGAACACCGATAAGGATAAGCTCCGGGTATCGTTCGCCCGAACTAAATAAAGCCATTGGCGGGGCTGCAACCTCGCGGCATTGCCTTTACGAAGCGGTTGATATGACAGTACCGGGCTGGACGGTTGAGCAGTTTTATCAATTTATTAAACATTCAAGTCTACCATACCGCCAACTAATACAGGAGTTTGATTCTTGGGTTCACTTGTCTGTAAATACAAGAAATAACAAGGGTTATGAGAATTTGCGAGCCGTCAAAGAAAACGGCAAAACAGTTTACATGAAAGATTAAAGAAGTTTTTTTTATTCATGGTTTAGTGTTTTTAGAGTGTTTAGTTTTTAAAGTTACCGAGGGTGAACTCATAGGCACTCTCGGTTTTTTAATGTAAAAAGGCGAGGCTTTTACACCCCGCCTCTATCAATAAACTACAAACACAATCTTACATCAGAAGGGCAAACCCGAAGAATCATCATTTACAGGAATGGTCAATGGAGGAACTTCATCAGCACTTATAGATACATTTCCTGTTTGTTCGGGTTGGTGGTTCATCCTCCACTTTTCGAGTTCACCTTTCAGGAATTTACCCTGTTTGATGGTGAGGATTTTAAATTCGTCTTTGTCGAGGTAAACGAATTTGCCGTCATCGCCTTTGTCGGGGTAGGGATAGCCGTTTGCTTTATCGGGCGTGTAGTAATCCGCAATTTTAACTTCATTCTGAAATACATTCATCCCGATTATCTTTTTTTCTTTATCCTCTTTGTCTGAAAAGTTGTACGGGGATAATTTAACTAATTGCTTGGGATTGATGTTGGGCAGCTTTAACAGGAATTTGTTCGCCTCCCGTGAGTTAAACGGCAGTTGAACAATAACTTCTGATTCGTTGTTTGGGGTTAGCTTTATAAGTATCTGTTCCCCGAAGTCGCTGTCCTGTAAAATTACATCTGCCAGCAATCCTTCAATAGTGGCATAATACTTTTCATACTTAGTTACTTCCTCCCCATTTTTCTTTTTGTAGGTTCGCTTTTGCGCCCCTTCGGATTCAGGAGTTACTTTTTGAGCCAGCTTGCCGTTAATGATGTTAAGGTAAAACCTTTTTTTGTCGTAAATTTTTCCCGTTCCCGGAATGTCGTTTGTTGTCATTGTGATATTTGTTTGATTGTTTAAATGTTTATTTCTGTCTAAATGTTTGCTGAAATCTACCATTGTTATTCTGTTTCTTCAATTTCTTCCTCTATAATTACGGCTTCTTTGGCAAGTTCGTAAGCGTTATACCCGTCCTTTGACATTTCATCTATCGCGGATTTGTTATTATCGGTTAATGCTACTAATTTTCCTTCGGGTTCTTTCTTGGTGGGTTTGCCACGCTTGCCATCCTGAATATCTTTTAGCCGAGCCAAGACACGATTCCATCTGCTGACTTGTCCTTTAACTGAATCGGAATACTCCATAGGTTCTTTGAAGCCATACACAAGAGTTAAATAATTGCTGTATTCAATATCCAACCGCTTTTTAAATTTGCCCTCAAAGGTAATTAATGAGAGTGGTTCTGGGCGGGTATTGTCATCTAAATATCCTCTCAAAAGTAACAAGTCGCCCATGTAAAGATTTTCAAGATTAGCGTCAGGATGGTTAATAATAACATCGCCCATCAGGGAATCATTTTTACTGATGTAGGATATTACCCCGCGCTGCATATTCAATCCTTTCAGGTAGTGGTAAACCTGTAAATCGTGTCCTGTAATATGCCCGCCCTCGTTAATCATGTTGATAACAAATTCGGAGCAGGATTTTATTTCGTGTACCATTAGTTCGATTTCCTGATGCCCTACGGTTTGTTCAAAGTTGTTGATGACTGTCATAAACCGTTCCATCATTTCTTTTTCTAAGGGGTAAGAGGATATTGTTTTGCGGGCTTTGTCATAGTCCGGGATGCCGCCAACAAGGTAGTCAAGCCTGCCATGAACGGGTACGGGCAAATCTTCGATATTGACAACGTGTTCTGCCGCCTGAACAATGCCAAGCTGATGTAATACCAGCCCCGCAATGAAGTTCCATGCGTTGCCACTCCAAAATTTTCTGAATGACCTTTCGTTGGGTACATTTGATGGTGGCGTTCCTTTGAGCGCAAGGTAGCGGTCAATCATTGGCTTGTATAGTTCAGAGGCGTACAGGTAGTTGCGCTCCTTCGGTTCACGCTGCGTCATTGGCAGCGATTCGTTCCAAATCTTACGGAAGTTAAATTGATACATTGGGTTCGGTGCTTGCGGTTTCAAAATCTTTAGGTTCTGGCAATCTCCCTACATCAATCAGCAAATTAGATGCTACTGCAATTATGCAGATGGCTTTTTGCATGGCTTCGTAAAACTCCTGTTCGGTGCATGGTTCGGCTGCGATTGCTTTTTCGTAGTCGTTTGCGGAATCAATAGTAGAAATATTGGTGGTGGTTTGCGCCTTGTTCAGCCAAACAGTTACGGTTTTGCCATCTCCGTAAATTACATAATGTTCGTACTCGCTTTTTGAATAGTACGGCAATTCAATTTCCTTTTCAACTTCCCGCTTTTCGGTTACGGTGATTTTTGTTTTTAATGTTTCCATGATGTTTGTGTTTTAGTTTTTATTTTGGTTGTATTTCGTGCCTGCCCGCTTCCATAATAGGAATGTTTGCTTCTGTGGGTACATAGATTACGTTATTGCTTTTATCAATGTTATCAATCCAAAACCAATGTAGGTACGGTTGCGATAATGACTGCCCGATTATTTGGTTGCTGCGGGCGATTCCGTGTGCCCTGATAGTGTCGGCTTGTGCTAATAGTGATGCGCTCTGTTGCTTTGCGCTTGCCTCTTTTATGGCTATTTGCCGAGAGGATTCCGCTTCCGCTAATTTCGCTTCCCCTGCCTTGCGCTGTTGATAGACATTGTACTGCGGGCATCCCCACATTGATAAAACGATTAGTCCTACAATAACGAATGTTCCGAAGAATAGCCATCCCATAATTCCTTTTTGTTCCATGATTTTATTTGTTTTAGTTGTGAATAATATAAAGTGTTCCGAGTTTTGTTTTTATGGTATCTGTTTTCTTTCCCGCCATATCATTGGTGGCGAGCCATAGCATGAACCTTGTAATGTCGGTTGTGCAAATAGCATTGTGGAAGGTGCGGGTTTTCATTTTTCTGCAATAATA